CCTCCGGGGAAAATATGGAGGGGGCGGCGATGAGGGCGGGGGGCCGTTTTTGCGACTCCCCCTCCCCCCATCTGAGAGATTTTTGAAAATGAAAATCAATCGTCGACTTCGTAGACTTGATAGAAGTTCGTTCCATCAAAAGTTAGAATTCGATCAATTGCATTTTCAATTTCAGAATCTTCAAGCTCTTCACTTAACGAACTTGAAGAGACGAACCTAGCTAGTAGGCCACACGTATAGTAGCCATGGGAGGTGTCAAAAGCAAACCATTCGTCCCAAGAAGTTCTTGGATCGTAAGGATTGTCAATTGTACTCAACATCCTAGCCATGATAGACCTCCTTCTGAAGGCCCAGTGTAGAGGATGGTGGCATATTATATTCTCACCCTTCCTCAATGATGCGGTGTACTGTCGAAGTCGAAACACCCAAAGCTTCAGCAATCTCAGAAGCAGTCTTACCACTACTAAGCATTGACTTAGCTCTGGCTGCGGCAGATGCAGAGACCTTAGGCTGTGACCTTGGTGTGGCCAGCTCCTTAATGTTCCCTTCATCAGCAAGCTCAAGAACCTTGTTCAAAGAAGCTTGTGAGATTGCACCTTCCTGAATGGCTCTCCATTCCTTAGGTGTTACCTCAAAGGGCTTCTTCCCTGCTCCGGTCCTAGCCCGGGCTTCTGCCAGGGCCTGGCGTTTAACCTTGGACATACGTTCTTTGTCCTTAGCTAGACTCGGATCAGCCTGCTTCTTAGCCCTAACCACTGCGTCAGCCAGGACCTGGGCCTGACGCTCCCGGGGTTTGTTCCGTAGGGCCTCGTTAATCTTGGCCTTGAGGGAAGAAACTTCAGGGGCATAGGTCTTTGCAGCCTGGGGGTTCTTCTTGACAGAGGGGATTGTTAGTGTAGCCTTCCTGGCATTGTTGGCCATAGCCTTCAATGTATTGGAGTGATTTGCATACACCGTCTCGATTGCGCTCCCGTTCTTAGAAACGAGGGAGTATGCATCATGAGCCTCGGCCAACTTGGAGGACTTAGTAATAGACCGCTCTTCTTTCCACCCCACCACTTTAGTGGGGTCTTCTTTATCGAAGATGGGTTTCTTATAAGTCCTACCGGTTTCCTCCCAGACCTTACGGCCTGTCTTCTTGTCGATAGGGCCACCCTTTGAGGCGGACCGGGCTTTTCTCTCGGGGAGATAGGCTGTAGAACCAGCCCTTGAAATCAGGGATGCGGCTCCACCAGTTGCACCACCCTGGTACTTCTTCTTGAGTGCGGCGATTCCGTTATCAACCTCGGACTGTTTGTAATTGAGCTCGTGTTTGTGGGCGTCAATTACAACCATAGAGTGTCGAACGGCCCGGGCAATCTCAGACTGGTTGGCTCCAGCAATGGTCATATCCGTAATAAGGTTGGAGATCTTTCCCATCTCAAGCTGGGTGCGTTCCTTAGACATGGGCGTCATTCCCTTGTATTTAGGATACATCCGCTTTGGATCGAAGTCCTTCAATCCTTTAAGAGCCGGGGATGTCTTAACCTTGCCGGAGTTATTCGGGATAACTAGAACCGAGTCGCCATCAAAGTCAGCACCCGAAAGTCTCTCAGCAACCTTGGGGTGAATTCCGATAGCGTCCCTAACTTTAGACCCGATACTTCGTTTAGCATGGGGGTCTTTGTTATTGACCGTCAGTTCTGGAATCTCGAATCGTCCACCATGAGGGTGACGAACAAGAACAACCTTCTCCCCATGTTTGAAGTTGGGGGCGTAAACCTCCGTAGGCTTCATCTTGGGGACTGGAAGAATAACCTGGCTAGCCTGCCTCGGAAGAGAGGCGGCCTTCAGGTCAACGGCATCTGAATCGCAGCTGTCTGCAAAAGACTGGAGTAACTTCTTCTTGACGGCGGGATTTGTAAGAGACATGATCTCATCGAGCTCTGCCTGCCGCTTATCCCGGACCTTCTGAAGCTGCTGCTTGGCAAGAGAGACCGGCTGCTTTGAAAGAAACTGGGAGCTGAGGGTCTTAGACCAGTCTCCCCAGGTACCTTCATCGTTAACGATGTTGATACCGCTCAGTTTCTTCTTACCGCCGACCTCATAATGCATCTGCTTTCGAATGACCGCACCAAATGGGTTGGCGGGATCGTTCTTCATCGGCTTGAGTGCATCCAGCTTGTTCCCAGTGGGGTTCTTATTGGTGTTGAATCGGATATCATACCCTTTAGGGAGGTCATCCGAATACATCGCCATACCCTTAAGGAAGTGGGTGCCGTCAATCGAGATGCGAACCTGGGCGTAGTTCGAGCCGCCGAGGGAAAGGTCTTTGACATTACGACGGAGTTCAATGACTCCATCCATGTCGGTTCCACCCTCGTTACCATAACGGACCTTGAGGCGCTTGCTAGAAATAGCAGTAGGCTTCTCGATACCGTATACAGTTCGACCACGGTCCTCAACGTTAACGCCGGGGGCCTTAATCTCGCCACGACGAGCAAGAACGGTCTTGTAGTCGACGCCGGGTGGTACCAAGACCTTCATTTCGGTCTGCTTACCTGTTGTAGCCTGGGTGACCTTCACTTTGTGAACGTGATAGCCCTCAGTTTCAAGCATAGCGGTAGCTGTCTTGAGCTTAGTGCCGGTTACACCGAGGTTTGTCTCGACGCCCAGTCCAACATCAACAAGCCCGTCCTTACCGACCTCTTTCTTAAGAACCTTGGCTAGCGCCTCGGTACTCCCCGCCCTTTCTTTTAGGGTGGGGTCTAAAAGAGCTCTAACGGATGACTCGTTTATGCCCATTCTTCGACCGATAGCCGTGTTGGACATACCCTTCTCCTTGAGACGGGCAACCATTGCGGCGTCAGCCTTACGTTTCTCGTTCTTGGCGATAGACTTCTGGGCTCGAAGTTGGGTGGTAGTCATTCCGAAGCCCTTGGCAATCTCGGTCTCAGAGAGACCCTTCGCTTTGAGCTCCTTGATAGTGGACAGGAAGTCTCCTGAATGCTGGTGGGGGTCTTTGCCGGATCCCCACGGATAACGCCCAGACTTGCGCTTTACGCCGTAGTGGGCTAGATCCATCAGGCTTCCTCCTTCACACTCTCAATCAACTTGTCAAACTGGACGATCTTGTCCATGATGGGGGCGATTTCGTCACCCTCCGGGTTTCCGATGAGAATATCATCATTCTGGTAGATCCGAAGCTCGTAGGAGATCTCGCCCGGCCTGACTCCATACTCGAGACAGAACAGGGCGGCGTAGATCATCAACTGATCGAGCTTGGCGGGATGAACCCCCGTCTTCAGATCGTGGATGCGTAGCATGTTCTTATCGAACGAGATAGCATCCGCCGTTCCAAAGCAGTTGACCGAGTAGAACAGAACCTGCTCTGGCTCCATTCGGAATCCGATGGCGTCGTTCACATAATTGTTGAACGTCACCTTGTTCCGCGGCATCCGCATCTTCAGACGAATATGCTCGGCGGCGAGCTCGTGAAGGCGGGTCCCCTTAGCCGCGGCCTGCGCTGTTCGAAATGTCTCAACCAACTTGTCGGGGGAGTAGTTGAGCCAGTGATACTTACTGGCGGAAAGAAATGCATGGGCGCCATTAAGCGCGGAGTGATCGTTGAACTTCATCTAGAATCTCGCTCTCATTCTCAGGGTAGATGAAGGCCGCATATGACATGGAATTCATCTCGCGGACATAGTGTGCTTGGTTGGGTCGGACGGATGCTAGCTTGCCCCGCTTAACTTCAAGGGCGGCCCATCGATTCTTATAGAGGACGATGAGATCGGGAATACCTTGAATGTAGTTGGGGTCGTTCTTGAGAATGATGCATCCGGGAAGCATCTTACCCAGCTTCTTAATCAGCTGGGCTTGAAACTGTGACTCACGCATTGTGTGCTCCTGGTGGGTCAGAAATTGAAGGTAGGCTTCATCTATACCTTCCTATCATTATATGCGTAGATTCGCACATGGTAGTTGGACACTGATAGTCTTGAATGGGCACGGGATATCTCCAAATCGAGGTGGGGTTTGTTACAGATGTGAAATATGAGAAATTCGTTACTGGGACTTGCCAAAGACGGTCAAACCGTCTCGAATGAAGGGGTGAGGACAAAAACCCAAAAAATCCCTATACTCATATATATATTAAAAACTCAATCAATCAATCAATTAAGTTATTTTACAAAAAGTGGCCACTTCCGACCTTTCGTTGCAATTTCAACGAAAAATCCAGGCGGTCCTAAGGGGGGTGGCCCACTTTTTTGACCAGAGCCCATTTCCGAGTCACATGAGTCACATCTGTAACACGAAAAAATGGCCAGAAGCCAAAAAAATGGGCCACCATCATCTAGTTGAACACTGACAGACTCCTCTCAAAAGCCTTCTCGTTGAAGATTTTCTTCCTCCCAAGTGACTTCCGGACCGCTTTATCGATCCCGGAATCACTTTCAAGGAAGTAGTACTTCAACTCAGAATATGGCGTATTGAGTCTATCGATCCGCCCCTCACACTGTTCAGTCACTCGCCATGAATAATTGAGTGACCAGAAGAGAACTGTATCGGTACTAGTACAGTTCCATCCCTCTGCTGCGGAGGTGTACTGACAGATATAGATCCATCGCCCACCTCGAGGAAGTTCATCATGCCGATGTCCATTCCATTGCGCTGTAGGATGTCCAGTGCGGTCCGCAACTGCAAGTATTCGCTCGAGCTCATAGTCGTAGTTGTAGAAAACAATGACTCTCTCATTCGCCGAGAGAAATTTGAAGGCTTGCTCTGAACGCCAGTCATTATCACTGACCACCTTTCTCAAGATTCTGCAGACCCCACCTGCATCTCGAAGGGGTTCGTCCCTCCAAGGGTCCATACGGTTCTTCATGACCCAGTCGTACAGCTTCTTGTCATACCCACACGGGATAGTTTTTCTAACCCGAGTCGTATGACGCTCCACCGGCATCTCCACAAGGATACTCCGGCGCAATCGCTCAAGCTTCGCAGTCCCCAGGTACTTCTTGACCCGGGGGTACTTTGCGAAACGGTCAAACTGGACATGGTCGTCCATAAACTCAGTCCGAGTTCTGAAGAACCCATGTGCCATGAACACCGGTACGTAGTCCATCCAGACATCACCCGGGGTTGCTGATAACATCAGCCACATATTTTTCTTAGCTATCTTCAGAAACTCCTTGGCCCACCTACCCGAGCCGGAAGCACGCTGCTCATCAAAAAAGAATACCGCATGTTCTCGGTCCGAGTACTTCCCGATGTTGTTCCACGAGTCCACCACAATGGCGGATCCCGTCAAACTACAATCAGGATCGGTACTCAGACCGAGTCGTGCGGCTTCTTCCTCCCACTCAAGGGAGTCCCGCTTCTTAGCGGTGGTGATGACATACAGCGTAGGGGAGCCCTTGACCTCCTTACAAGCCAAGGACCCCCCTTTCTTGAACGAGGCGGCGTTACAAACCGACGTGAGATACCACGCCAGACTGGTCAGGGTCTTTCCCGAACCAACGCCCCCTGCAAGAATGCTGCCGGATCGAAGCTGGCGGACCGCCTGAATCTGCTCAGGGCGGTACACCACAGTCACTAGAGTCGTGCCTTCCTTTCTGCTTCGTTTTCAGTGCAGGATCCGAAGATCCAGTTGTCGAGATCAGACTTCACAAGCTGGAATCCGAGACGTCCTTCCTTGTACTCCTCTTTACGGAAATCGGAGTTGGACTTCAGATAGAGGTTCTCCAGGGCCATGTTCCGTCGATTTCCATCCTTGTACTGGACATAGTAGCCATCGGGGATTTCTCCCATGAAAGCATTCCACACAAGAACCGCTCCTGAGTTGGACTTACGCTCCCTACCATTGGTACTAGGCTTCTCCATACGGTAGATGCAGCAGCCATCCTTGTACCGGGGTGTCATAAAACGACCGGAATTCTTGTTCCGAACCCGTCCGTGATCTGAAACCTCATACTTACCATCAAGGTCGGGGATCATCTTCCATCGCTCAGTGGCCAAAGCGAGCCTTTCTATCCGCCTCCGACTCAACACATGAGCCGAAGATGTAGTCGTCAAATTCGCTCCTGGTCTCCTCGAAGATCCGGTCCTGCTCGGCATTGTACTCGGCCCACTGTCGCTGCTTGAGAGTCTGCCAGTCAATTATCTCAAAATTGTCCAGTGTGAGGTTCCCCCAGTCATCGTCAATGGGCACTAGGACCTTCTTGGGCGGCAGGGGGCCATAGAATGCCTCCCACATAACCCGGTGGAACCTCTGAGACGAGCTCCTGCGAGTAACGCTGCTTGTCAAAGATACCCGTAGTCTCCCCCGAGTATCCATAGTCAGCTTCTTCACAAGGCCCGTCTCAGAGTTTCGACATCGCCCATCATCCGAGAACTCGTAGAGCTCCCAGGGGTGGAGTCCAACTGCCCACTCAGTCAACCTGAATCCTTCGGACGTGGTTGAGGTGGAGCTGGGTGGAATTGAGACCCTTCTTCGTCGTGAGAGAGGTATTCTTCGTCGAGTGGAAATACAGCCACTCATCTCCTTCGCGGAAGCAGTATTCGTCAAAGCCACCAGTGGGGCTCTGATATCCATCGATGAACATCATCGGCTTACCTGAGACGAAGTCGGTCCAGAACCTCCACCTTCTCAAGTGACCTACCGTTGTTGATAGACCAGGTGTTCCCGAATTTGACGAACTCCCCGCCAAGCTCGTCACACACCTGAATAAGGTACTGCGTATTCGACGAGGATACGATAGTAACCAGAATACCATTAGTGCCGAAGACCCTGGCGAATGAGGTCATGCGGTACTTGTGGTTGTTGAGGAAGATGTAGGACGGAGCCTTGTCTCCTCGAGGACCGTGGAACTTCTCCCAGAACTGATCTCCTGAGAGAACCTCGCAAGACCCCGCTGAGTGCAGAGCGTATCCATCAGAACGAAGCTTCTCGTCCTTGTAGAAGTTCTGGTAAAAAGTCTTACCCTTCTCAAGGATTCGGATGGTCCAGGCGCTGTTAGGAAGCTTGCGGACGTCAATGATGGTCGCCTCTCGACCGTTCACATAGATATGGGGCATCGTGATCTTCTGACCACAGGCCTTTGCAAGCTCCATGTGTGTGTTCAGCCGCTCAAGGTCAACGATCTCCCCACGCTTGAAATAGAAGATGTTCTCAGTGCTGATGTACTTGGGTTCGATCATTATCGTCTCCTCTTCGGAATGTCGTACTCGTCTAGTAGGTAGTCCATGAAGGCTTCAAGGTCTCGCTCGATGTTATCGGCGAGCTCACGGTTTCGCACCATGGCGACACTCACAAGGAAGTCGTAGCCGTTCCCCTTGCTACGCCCCTTGGTGTCGCGGTTCATAACCTGAATCTTGCATCGGGGTGTCATCCGACGCTCAGGATTCTTGATGTAGTCCAAGACGATCTGATGTCCCGGCTTGACAATATGGTCAGGGCGTAGCTCCTTACGAGGAGGCTTACCCTCTGCAACATCACGCTTCTGTGCGAGCTTCAGTGCCCGCTTCTCCTGTTCCTCTGCCTCGAGAACCGCACGGCGGATGTCCTCGGCAGAGACGATAAGCCCGTTAGCCAATGTGTGTCCTTTCTATGGCTAACCCCGGGGCCCTTTTACAGACCCCGGGGGTTCAAATCAGAGTCCGCGGATCTCCCGAATGAAGATCCAGATAAGCCACAGCCCACCAGTTAGCATGGTGAGCGTGCAGTCGAGGAGGAAGTTGAAGAAACCGTATGGGGGTCGCATCAGGCAGACTCCTCGTCAGTGTACTTGGCGTCCAGTGGGTCCTCCTGGATCGTGACATACATCGTCCCAAGATATGCCTTGACTCCGGATTTACCATTGACCTCCCACGGATAAGGGTTGATAGTCAGATCGACATTCAGGATCTCGGCATAATCCAGAGAAGCGATCGTAGCCTCGGTAAGGTATGTCCGGTTCTTCGTGATGCTCGGGATGCAGATCACTCGAGGCGGACGAGCCCGGTAAGAGGCTTCCACCTTAATAAACCAGGTCACAGCATCCGGATCCACCCGAGACTCTCGACTCTTGAGATTCCAGCCGTCTCGCTGCAGCTGCTCGACAAGATCCTCAGGGATCTCGACACAGAACGTCCGCTTGCCATTGGCAAAACGTCCCTCAGCCGAGAAGTCCTTGAAGAAGATACGTGCATTCTCGAGGGTCAGGTTTCCAAGTTGTGCCATTTGTGTGCTCCTTCTCAGTAGTTACGGTACTCGCGGTGGATTCGGTCGACGGGGAGCTTTGCGATCGCGATGACACGACGGATAAACTTCCCAAGGTTTGCTCGCTGGCGGCACTTGAAGAGGATGGTCTCTACATAGTGGTCCTCTTCCTTGAACGTGATCGAGGCATAGACGATAGCATCGGTCTTGGTGAAGCGGACCTCGGAATTGTCCAGCTTGATCTGCATGTTGATCGAGTCCCAGTAGGTAGGCTTAATCTTAGACCGACCGTCGATATACGCAGGGAGCTTCACCCCCTGGAACTCGAGCGCCTCCTCGAACATATTGCCAGAAAGATCAAAGTAATCGGTAACACTGGTCATTAGGCCACCTCAATCATCATCGGGTTGAACTTGTTGAATGGAATTGCCGCAAGCCGGAGCATAGCGGTCATGAACTCGCTGTAGAGCTCTCGATCATAGCAGATGTGGGGCTTTGTCTGGATCTGGTACGGCTTGGACTGCCATACAATGATCCCGCTAAGAATATCCATCCGCTCGTCCCATACGAATACGACGAGGGGGTGTCGTGGATGGGTGAATGTGGCAGACTTCCTGTCCTCCTCGGGATTACAAGTCCAGTCTGTATCAGGCTTCTCCGGAGTCCATATCGGAGGCTTCGGAGGGTTCTTCGTAGAGACATAACGACCATCATCCTCGAAATGGCCTAGGTACTTAGGGGGCTCACTCATACCAGCCAGTCCTCCTTCAGGTCGATCTTCTCATGCATGATGGAGCGCAGGAACTCGCATGCAATCTGGTACTCTCGCTGGTTGTAGATGTATAGGGGCTTCAGGACGTCGTCATCCTTGAGGAATGCGCGCATGACCATGACCTTATGGATCGGGTCATAGGTGATAAGGTAAGAGTCACCAAGACTCGTCTGGTACTCAATGGTATCGGGCGAGTTGGTAATGAGCAGAATGTCTCCGAGGGTCTTGTCGCGGTGCTCAACACCCCGACGGAACGCCTCGAAACAATCCTTCAGCGAGATGTAGTCGACATCAACCCGAAGGTGGTCGTTGTGGCTCTGGATCATTGGCATTGTGTGTTCCTTTCTAAAAAGCCTATACCCCACGATCGGGGTATAGGTGGGAGATCAGTCTTCGATCTCGACGTGGCTACGAGCTTCCTTAACTGCAGCGACGGTCTCGTCGAACTGCTTCTCCACTTCGCGGGCAACGATCGCACTAGCAGCGATACCGGTACCCACGGATCCAAACCAGAGCAGAATCTTAGCGATTCCACTCGAGTTCGAAACCAGGGGCTTGGTAAGCTTGCTGGCGATCATACCAGCTCCGATGGAGGTGAGTCCGGAGAGAATGATCTTAGCAACGGGTAGCATGAGTATTCCTTTCGAGTAGAGGGGTCTCATATTACCCCTGGTTTCCGACGCGGACCCCCGGGCCCTTTTACAGACCCGGGGGGATTTCGTCAGGCCTTAGCCAGGCTTGTCAGGTTAAGCTTTGACAAGTTCGGCATCATCACAAGCTCCTTCATACCCGACTGGATGAAGTAGTATGCGGTCCACTTGAACCAGTTGAAGTGAAGGATCTTCTTGTCTCGAGGACAGGCGATACGAACGTACCCAACCTCGTCCTTAAGCACCCGAGCGTTCCAGTACTTGGTGACTCGACCTTCCTCGCTGTATACAGTCAGCGTGAAGTGGTCCTCATTCACCTTGTAGATGATCGGATCGTCGAGCACCGGGTCGCTCTCAGCGAGAGGACGCTCGAAATATGCCTTCCAGTCGTTGTCAGCCATCGATGTAAAAACTCCAATCGTAAGCGTCAAGCTCCAAGGGTGAAGGCCTCGAAGTCGCCGTACTCTCCGATTGCAGCCTTCGCATCGTCAGCAAGACCCTCGAAGTAACTCCAGTCGACCCATTCCTTCCAATCGTTCGGATGGGCTTCTTTGAAGGACTCGAATTGTACCCACCTGTGACCGGTAGAGCCTGTTGCGGCATGGTAGTTGCCATCTTTCTCGCGGAGAATGATCCCGCCTCCACGGTTTACGGGGACGAATGCGCCGGTCTTTCCGACGAATTCCATCTCAGGGTTGTCTTCGGTTCCATTGTTGAGGTACAGAGCGGTGGTTACACTCTTGGTTTCCGCCACATCTCCAATCTCGAGCTCCTCCTTCGAGAAGAGCTCCTTGAAGACATATGGGTGCTGGAACTGAGCGCCAGTAGCGCCCCACTTCCCATCACAGTAGTCGACATATACGGCCTTGTTCACGAGACACATACGATCGTAAGTAGCCTCGTGCTCGAACGTATAGCCGTACTGCTTGCCGAACTCCATTACCTTCTCGATGATCTCGGGAGTAGCCCTCGGGATCTTGATCGAGTCTGTCTTAATATGCGCCACGTCGAAACCCTGCTCCTGGACAAAGTGCTTCAGATCCACCATAAACAGTGCACCACGCTTTGCGACAATGTTGTCCACATTGCGGGGGTCCTTGAATGGGTTGGAGAACTTTGCCGCAGTGAGACCGTACACCGAGTTGATGACGATCTTGAGAGCGAAGGCCAGTGCCTCGTAGTCAACCCCTTCATCTAGGAAAGGTGCGAGCGCTCCATCCAGAAGTGATCGGGCTGTGGCGTCATCGTGGTGCTTGATGGCGACTCGAGCCTGCTTGATCTCGCTGAAACGCTTAGTGTATCGATCTCCGAAGAGGTTGAGACACTCGATTGAAGTGGGATGCATTGACGCAATGTCGAGAAGAGCGACGTCGACGTAGATCCCTTCCTCGGCGTAGACATACCCGCCTTCGCCAACCTCCTCCCCGCGGTAGGTAGATTTACCGTAAGCGAACTGATAGCCAGGGAATTGCTGACTGAGATCGGTGTAAACGAACTCATCCTGAGGATTCCTGTTCTTCCCAAAGATAATGTGCTGGGAGTGCTTGTTTGTTGTGTCATTCGGGGTAAGCCCGGACAACTTGGCAAGCATGAGGCGGGCCTGCCAGTCCGCATGAAGGTGGTCAAAGACCTCTTCGGTAGCGATAACGTCGTTATCACAGTACTCAGCCACCTCTTCCCATCGCTCCTCAGGAACGTTCTCATCCCAAGGTAGCCCGAGCTCCTGGTGGTGGAGTCCCAGCTCGATCTCCCACTTCTTGAGGGACATCTTGGTCGCTGCGAAGTCGTACACATCGGCATACGAGAGGTTGTAGGCCTCAACGAAACCGGCTGTGACGCTGTTCTTGATGATCCGCTCGCTCAGTTCGAACAGCTTGGCGTTGTTGAAACCGAGAGTGCGAGCATACAAGATATGGTTGTCATACTTCCGGCAGTTGAATCCTACGAGACGCATCTCGCAGAGGGCCTCTATCTCCTCAGGAGTAGGGTTGATCATCCGATGCACGACCGGATTATTCTTCACCTTCCAGTTCACGAGGAACAGGTTCGGAAATACCTCGCAGTCGAAGAAGACCAGCTCACCAGTGGGAAACCCGACAACCTTCTCATCAGGATCCTCGTTGGTGAACGGCATCTCCATGACAACCTTAATGGCTGCCTCTGCCTGGTGTGTCGAGGCCATAGCGAATGCCAGGATTCGAGGCTTCAGGTCCTTGACATCATACACCATCCCCTGCTCCTTGGCGTCGCGGAGGATCTTGGCAATGAAGTCAATGGACGGCTTGGTTGCTGGGTGGATCTCCTTACGGAGGTTGCGTTCAATAAGCTCCCTGACCTTCTTCTCGTTGGCCATGGTGGTCTTGTTGATCACTTTGCGCTCCTTTAACGGTAGTCCCTCAGAAATATGGGCCACCGGGATGTTGTTGCAGTGTGAAACCTTCCTCCTTAGAGAGGAGTCTCCCGTGAAGACCTTGATCTCAATGTCTTCGTCGTAGAGCCGCGCCAGTTCGGAAGGATCCCCATCATAGATGTAGTGGAGGTGAACTCCATTTCCACCTTGACTGGTCTCGGCGTAGGTTGGGGGCCATTCGGAGGCAGCTTGAAGGTTTCGATTAAGGTCTTTCCTACCTTCCTGCTTGATATCAAAGTCGATGACGATGTGGTTCTCAGGGACTTTGACATAGTGGACCTCGCTTGTGTCGATGTCTTTGAGCTTGGTCTTGACATTCACCCATCGATACTGAGGGGTTCCTCCGTTGTTAGCGGACTGGGCTGGGCACTCGGCCAAGACTTCGTCAAGTAGGGATTCTTCGCAATCCAGCGCAAGCGAATACGGCTCCTCTGGAGTGGGTTCGAGTTCTGCGGGATCGAAGAGACTGGCTCGAAATCCGGTATAGACACTGCGTAGTCGGTCTCCGTCCTGCTGAATCCTTGCGTGGAACTCGTCGAAGTAGTCCTTGAGCTCTTCTCGAAAGACGTATCGACTCTTCGGATACGGGATATTACCTTCACTGCAGTACTCCTTATACAGTTTGTAGGCCATCGTGAGAGTGACCTGGTCTTCGCTCTTGAACAGAAGGTAGTTCTCCTCAACAAAGTTGTAGAGAACGTTAGTCTTCATCATCATATTCTGAGGCGTATACGCGTCGTAGTAGTGCTTACCAAGACTACGATACACCTCAAGGCAGTGGTTGGCGATCTTACCCAGCTCATCACGAATCTTGGTCATGAGTGTCTGATACTCGCTGGGGTCGACTGTATCTCCTGTAGGGGAAATATCAATCAACCTTCGGATCAGTCCCGACTTTGAGTCAGTGATCTTAACCGGTTTGTTGGTGCCGATAAACAGTATCGCATCTACTCGCTTGGGGTAACGCTTAACACCCTTCTCGTTGATAAGAATGGTCTCATGTGCTACGGCACTGTTAAGAAGCCCGTTAGACTCGATCCTCGATAGGTCCCCATCCTGGTCAATTGCCACGAGCGAACTCTTGGCGAGGGTAGAGGTTGAGAACTGATCGCTACGGGATCCAAGAGCGCCTGCATCAAATGTAGTTGTGTACCCTTGAAAGAGCGATTCAAGAATGTTGAGCACGGTAGACTTACCAGACCCTGGGGGGCCATATAGGACGGCGAACTTCTGTATCCGTTTGCTGTCGCCAGCCACGATCGATCCGATGAGCCACTCGAGTTTCTGGCGATCTGCTTCCGAATAGAGGACACCAATGAGCCTATCCCAGGACTCTGGAGTACCGGATTCAAGAGAGTACGAAAGTCTTGCGGTTGCATAGTCTTCTTTTCTAGACTTAGTGTCCGCAAATATGAGCTTCGAGTTAAGCTCATGACCATTGTCAGGTAGCCTGGACATCCAGGTCTGGAATGTGGTCCAGAGTCCGGTGCTGTAGTTGGAGAGGGTCTTCACAACAGTTTCGAGCTGACCGTTGTGCTTCTTCTGATAGTTGAAGAGGTCCTGATCCACCAACGTAGCGACGTCAAACTCGTCGGTGGACCAGAGACCCTTCTCCTCGTTCCATATGGCTTGGAAGTCTCGCCCCTGGACAAGAATATCCCTCGACCTTCCGACGAGGAACTCGGGGTAGATTTCCACCTTTCCACTCTTGGTGGTTCGCTCGCAGATTCGGTAGAAATCCATGAGGCTCCTTACATATAGTTCTCGTTAACGTAGGCGTTCATCTGGGCCCAGATCTCCGCCTTCCGCATGTCTCGTGCACCATGCAGGGGGATAGCACGAAGAGGGAACATGGATCCGAGTCCCATCTTCGTATACTCCCGTGCATTGATCCGCTCAAGGATGGATTCGACTTCCTCCTCGCAACGGGGGTTGAACAGTGTCTCATCAGTGTAGTCGTAGAGACCGCAGTTCTTGACCATCTCCCAGAAGTACCACTCAAGGGAATATGGTGTATCGTCATCCTCGAGCATCATGTCCATACGCTCGGCCAAAGCGATGAACATCTCAAGCATTGAACACGTCTGTTCGTTCAGCCAAACATACGAGACGTCTCCCGCATCCTTGGTGAACGCACGACGCAAGTCAATGCCGTCCTGTGCACGATTGACATCATTCCCGATCGTCACCCGGAATAGTGTCTGGTGCATGATCTCGAGTAGTTGCAGATATGACTGGTCGGGGGACTCAGCGAACCGAGTATCCCCCGTTCGATCGACAAGCCAGTCAAAATATGAGTTATCCGGTGCAGCCTCGATCATTACTCATCCTCGTAGGGCTCAACTCCGAGGACAGTGTGCTCATAGGAATCGTCGAGGAGGGTTACCTCGAAGTCCGCGTGGCGGCTCATGCTTCGGATGTAGATGATGGTGTCGGAAGCGGACACCCCGCTGATAATGTTGTCAAACCACTCAGTGTTCTGCATGGGGACTCCACGGTTGTCCGCAAAGACGTCGTCCTCCATGTAGTAAGTGAGCTCGACATGTTCCTGATGACCCTTAGCCATATACTCTTCACGAGTAATCTGGTAGGCCTCGAAGTGCTGTCGATCGAGGGTTCGCTTCTGAACTACCTCTTGGTCGGAATCCTCCACAGGAGTCGGAGAGTAATCCACAATAGCTTCCGATACCAAATGCTCAGAATCGGATTCGCTACCCTCAGGATCAGCTCCTGTTCCCACCTCCGCTTTGTGCTTAGCTTCAGCAATTTCAGCCAGCTCCTTGTTGATCTCGATGGTTGCTTCTTGGAAGTCTCGCTCGAACTTGCGAGAGAGTGCGACATATACGCCCAGGCCGCCGGCGATAGCTCCGGCTCCGAAATATAGAACTCGCTCAAGCATACACGCCTCAGATCTTGTCGTACATAACGCCGTCGACGTTGAAGTCCAGCGCCCACTTCGTCACGAGTCGACCGTTGGCATCCTCGCCCTCGAAGAGACCATCGTGGATGTTGAAGTCGACGAAGTTGTCGCCGTTACCCTTGACCCAACCGGTGATAGCGCCGGCAGGAGTGTGGGGGAATCCGAGCATCTTGTAGACCTCATTGAGGAAGATGTGCCCACGAGTCTGAAGAATATCGTTGGCGTACTGCTGCTGGCACTTCAGGTGAAGCGCAGACAGGTCCTCGTCGGCAGACCAGTTGTGGTTGGTCTCGTCGAAGATAACTCCATACGGAGAGGTGTCACCGTACTTGAGAACAGACTCAGTCGTCTCACCGTCCACCACAAGCTCCTCGGTAGGAACCGAGATAGCCTCGAGGACAGCGTCCTTACCGAACTTAGCCTCAACCTTCTTCTTGTAGGACTTGAAGGCCTGGTCTACAGCAGCATAGGCAGCAGCCAGAGAGGCGTTCCGCTTGAGCATGATACCATGCCCAGTAGCCAGAGCAGCGATCGAAGCAGCGCCCAGAATCAGCGCAGGAGCATACAGCTTCCCGAGCTTGGTCGCCATTCGAGTGTACAGGACCACCTTGTCGTGTGCGGCGTCCTTGTCGGAGAGCTTACCCTCTTCCTGGGCCTCGTGGACCTTGACAAGAAGAGAAGCCTCCTCAGCCACTGTCTCCTCAAGCTTGAGGGTGGCTTTGGAAGCGAGAACGGTGGTCCCGATGAAGCCGGCGGTGCCTGCGACAGTCAGGATGGTCGGAGCGTGCTTGCTGATTACCAGCGAGGTCCGACCGATGATACGGGTTGCGAAGGAGAGATTCACTTGATCCTACCAGCTTTCTTGAGTCTAAGATAGATTGCGATTGCCTGGTCGTCTTCCATGCGCTCAACGCGCCGACGCCATTTGTCTGAGTATGGATATGCGGCGATCAGTGCAAGCCGCGTCTGTTGAGGTGTCATCGTGATGTAACGTGATCAGGTTTAGGAAGCTGAAGCATGTAGCCATGCCTTGAGCGGATTACCGACATGTTCCGGGCCGAAGTCCAGCCCCAATTCTCATCGGTATACTCGGTCGTGATGCCACAGAGGTCGTACAGGTCTGCCACGGTGGCGAGACCATATTCGTCGACCAGGTCTGCAAGGCGGTCGAGAACGAGGTACGCTTCATCCCGCGACTCGAGCTCGATGTCCGAGAAGTCGTGGTAGCGGCGATTTCGTGGAGATGCATCTCTGCGGTTGCCTGGAGCTGAGCCCGGACGAGAGTAGGAGCCGTAGGAGACTCGCGTCCCACCCGAACTAGAGCCGCGTCGAAGAGAGCTCTCTCCAAAGAGCATGCGTTCGATACCCTGAGAAACCATGTCAGAGATGAGGTTCTTGAATGCCGGGATTGCAACATCGTAAACAAGATACTCTCCGACATTGTGAATGTCCTCTCCAACGAATGCGGATACGGCCTTGGTAGCGAAGCCTTGCTTCTTCTTGGTAACTGGTGAGGAGGTGACCTGCTCTACCTTCTTGCGCTCCTTGAGTTTGGAGTTGGAAGGAAGCTCGGGTCGGATCGGGGCATTTGCCATTGTGTGTCCTTTCGATGTTTGAGGGGGCCCAGATTGCTCCAGGCCCCCTCGAGAATATGATCAGCCGATCTGCTCAGTGATCTCCTTGTACTTCGGGTCATCCTTGAGGGAGTCGAGCAGCTTGGTCGGGAGAATACCCTCCATAAGCTCCTTGGCGAACTTCGGGTCGGAGGCGATCTTGTCGAAGAGGACCTCGTAGACGGGACCGTCGATGAAGTTCTTAGTGATCAGATCAGACTTGACGAAGCGCTCGCCCTGCCGCTCGCCATAAGCCTTACCGATGATGTTGTCGGTGAACTCGACAATCTGGAAGAGATTCTCGTCCGCCTGAGCGTTGGTGATATACTCCTGGAAGGCGTTGACGCCGTTGTACTCCTTGGCGAGCTCAAACACCTCTCGACGAGAAAGGTTGAAGTAGAGAGTGTGAGTGGTAACCTCGTCGTCGAAGAAGGACTTGGCTCGAACGGTGGTCTTGAACATGAGTATCCTTTCAAAAGCCTATATCCCAGGTCGGGATATAGGTGGTTCACTTGGTGGTGAGTTCGGTCTTCTCAGAATCGTCTTTGGAGCTGGAAACGATGTTGTTTCCGGCGAGCCAAACGGACTGGTTCTGGGTGTAGGGCAGAATGAACATGATGGGTCCTTTCAAGTGGTGGTTCATTATACCCGTAGTTTGTTACGCGATCTTGAAGTAGTTCTCCTTCGGCGCAACAAGGAAGTCGACTGTCAGAACAGGGTTCCCCTTTGGATCGAGCTGTGATCCGAACTCGACGCTGAGGGAGTTGGGCTCAGACCATCCGACGAGCTCTCCAGCAGCCACGGGCGGAAGTCCGAGTCCGGTGTAGAACTCGTTGAGGGAAGCATAGCACTCGGTGTTGAGCTGCCCGTTGATGTTGTTCTCGACTCGACGGATAGTCTCGATGTCTGACCGGAAGTACCGACCTGAGAATACATCATAGCAGAGGACATCCCCTGAGGCGGCCACGAGAACAGTACCGGATACAGGTTCTCCAGCATCCTCGAGAGCCTTCTCCGCAACACGAGTCTTAATCTTCTCTCGGTCCTTCGGCTTAACCACTTCCGCCACAGCGTCGCGATACCTCGCAAACGCCTTCTCGCTACCTGCGTAAGCGAGTGCGAACGCCGCACCTCGAGCGTATTGGACACGGTTAGCTGCGACGATAGCCACCAGTGTCGATACCCCTGCGATAGCAGCGGGAATGTAGCAGCGGTACGAGATAGTAAACTTCTCTTTCCAGTCAAGGTCCTCGGGCGAGCGGAGGTTCTCCCGACAATAATCCCCTGTCTTCTCAATGGCGAGCGTAGCCCCACGCGCCGTGAGTACGGCTGTAGTGACCGTCCCGATACATGCCGCAGCGGTGAGGATAGCAGGTGCGTTTTTCTTGAGTAGCTCCGTACCTGTAGTGACATTCACTTGTACTCCTTTCGGTCGACCCGCTTGAGCTTAGGGTCGAGCTTGTAATTGTCTCGATTGTTCAGGCAGCTGAGGATATAGCTCGGCTCAAACTCCCACATACCGTTCTCCTGAGGGAACTTGCGGAAGTCGATTGAGTCAGCTGCCATGCGACGAAGGTACTCACGTCGGTCGTCGCCTCGCTGGTAAGATCGGGCTTCGACAGTGGGTCCGTCAGCCCCGAGGTATAGGATCTTTAGTCCGTCTCCAACCACGATATCAGAGTGTCGACTGAGGAGCTCGAGTGTGCCTCCGACTGTGAGAATGACAACTCGATTAGGCCGGTCGTTCCGTCGGGAAATCTCATCACGCGGAACTCCGTATCGCCAGCCTCGGAAGACCTCACAACAGATAAGATCTCCTCGTCGTTCCCACTCTCCAAAGGCACCATCCTTGAGGAAGTAGTAGGTAGAAGAGTCCTCTCCCATACGTCGAGGGCGTGTGGTGGCAGTTCGTACAGCATGGTATCCATCATTCTGAACCATTTTCTGTTGGAGGGTTGTCTTGCCTGAGCAGCTTGGACCGAGAAGAACGGCCAGCATTGTGTGTCCTTTCTATCAGACAAAAGCCTATATCCCAGGTCGGGATATAGGTAGTGTTTACCAGCGGGCAGAACGGATGCGGCGGTTCATGTGACGCTGCTGCATGTTCAGAACGTGCTTCATCCGGGTATTAGCCCCGCGTCCAATAAAGCAGGATGCGAGGATAATACCCATGATGAGGAGGGAGTTCCGAATAACAGAAACGGTGAAACGGATGAGCATTGGCGGTTCCTTTCGTAGGGTCTTCAATATACTCATGGTTTCTGTCGCGGAAAGCCTATAGCCCTTGTTAGGGGCTATAGGTGAGAGTCAGTCGTCGGAGTCGGACTCGGCGGAGTCGATCGCATCGAGGTCATCGTGCTCGAGTTCCTCGGAGTCCTCGATCTCCGGTACCGAGCGCACAGCCATGAGGGTCAGAGCGGTGCCGGCTGCAATAACAGCGGCTCCGGCAATGATCTTCTTAGCATTGCGCTTGATAGCGGGAACGAGAGCGTCCTTGTTGAACTTGAACTCGATAACAGGCTCGGTGGTCTCGACGTTGGTGTCGTTGGTGTCCATGGTGGTTCCTTTCGAGTAGAGGGGTCTCATATAAGGGTCAGTTTTTCTCGCGGATCTCTGCCTGAAGCCCCTTAATCTCGAGAACAGACTTCACCTGAGCCTTCACAAGCATATCAACACTCGTCTTGAGCTGGTCTCGCTCATGGTCAGCCCTGGCGAGGAGGATAATAAGTCCGATCAGAGCAAGGCCGTAGGCGATAGCGACGGCGGTGATAGCGGGAGCGAACATGTGTATTCCTTTCAAAAAAAGCCTATATCCCAGGTTGGGATATAGGGGTGTGGGTCGAAGTCACTTGGAGAAGCACTTCAGAGCAAGTCGCTCGAACTCTTCCATAGTATCGGTGTCTTTCAGGGCGTCGTTCTCTTTCTTGAGTCGAAGCGAAAGCTGGCGGTATTTTTCAGCTTTAAACTTCTGCTCTTCATGAGCAACGGCGAACCAGATAGCCATAATAGTGGTCAGAGCGAGGGCGATGGTGACGATAGTCATGATGTGTCCTTTCAAAGCAGTGTTTCAATATAGACCCCGTTTTTCTCGCGCAAAAAAATAAAAGCCTAGATCCCATGGCGGGATCTTTGGCTGAGAGTTTAGTAGGGATCAGATTTCACGGGCCTTCTTGCCGAACAGATCGCCAATCAGCAGCAGGGTGCCGAGGATGACGAAGGGGAGGGCAATGAGAGCAGCGAGGGTGAACATTGTGGTTCCTTTCTAGGGTCTTCAATATACACCGTGTTAATTTTGCGACAGATGTTACTAATGTGACTAAAAACTAAACGCCGGGAAAATTTGGCGTTTAGCTTTTGAACTCACAGATAGAGTCGGTCGTACTCAGCAGAGCTCAGTCCGGTAGCAGCAAGCTCCTCAGCGTAGTCGAGGGCGGCCTGGGTAGCAGCGGGAGAGAGGTTCATGAGAGTATCCTTTCTAGGTCAGGGTTTCAATATAGACCCCGTTTCTCTCGCGTTAACAAAAAAAGATAAGCCCAGCCCCCCATGCGAATTGCACAGGGGGCCAGGCGGATCTCAGAAGGGCTTGACCTTCATGATGAGGCCGAATGCCTTAGAGGAGACCACTGCAAGTCTCTCATACTGCAGAACTGCGACAATTCCCAGAATCGAGGTGGCCGCACCAAGCACTGCGTCGGGGCTGAGCTTCTTGCTTTCACCAAGGGCTTTGGCTTTAGCAAGGGTCTCAACATTGCGAGCAATGGTGGTGTAGTCCTCAGATGAGGGGTCGTGAAGTTCCGCTTCCTTGAGAGCGGCTTCAATGGTTTCCTGGATCGGGTCGGTCTTCATAAGTGTCTCCTTTCAGGGTTCAATATAATGCAGGTTTTTCTCGCTTAGACCTGCTTGACATCCATGGTGACCTTGCCGTTCCGCAGCATCTCAGCAACAGGCTGCTCAAAGGCGGCGTGAATGTCCTGGTTCTCCGAGACGTGGAGAGTCCCAGAAACGGTGTTCCCAGTGTACTTGGCGGAGGAGACACCCAATAGAACACCCAGGAAGGTGTCAACTGCAGCAATGGTGCCCGCAACCTCAGTCGGGTTAGGCAGGTTCCACAGGGCAGCCAGGGTCAGATAGAGCGCAGAGGTGGCCGGGAGGGCAACCAGGGCGACCCACTTGAGGATGTCATAGGACTTGTTCTGCAACTTATTCTCCTTGAGATGTTTAGCCATCGTGTTTACTTCTTCTCGTGGGTGTGCGGGATGAGGGGACCACCGGGAGTCGCTTGACTTCCTCGACAATCCTTTCGGCGAGACCATTACCGCCAAACTCAGCGTAAGGCTCGTAGAGGTACTTCATGAAATCCTCATACTCGTCGAGAGTTAGTGACCCCCTGTGGATGTATGTCTTTCCAACATACACGATTCGGTCATGCGCCATACCCAGCAACAATCGCGTGTTTGCAGATCTACGCTCTTGACGCTTCTGCAAGTATACCCAGAACCCGGAGGATCCAAATACAGACAGGACAACCGCGATTAGGATGTCCAGCGCTGGATTGAAGCCGAAGTGTTGCATCATTTCCTTACGAAGTGATTACCACATAAGGACGCACGCCGTAGCTGTACGTCACCGGTGCGGCGTTGACAATACCAGTGGAGTCCAGGAAGAACGCACTCGAAGCGTTCGCGATATCCTGGAGCCAGATTGCTTCCTTGGCGGAGGTGATGTACTGCGGGTTCAGTCGGAACATAGGAAGCTGCCCCTGTGCTGCGACAGAGAAGTCATACCTACGCTGAGTGTAAGACTGTGCATACGACTGAACTGGCTGACCAAATAGCATACGCTCTGTGAGTAGAGCTGCCTGAGAGGTCCCCTCCCAAGCCCAAGAGGTAACCAGACCATCCTCAGCGCCGTTAGATACACGATGCCATGGTGAGTTCAGGTTTGAGCCAAACATAGCCCTGAGTCGGTCGATCGTACTCGAGATAGCGGGAGCCTTCTTGAATAGAAGTGAACCCATGTAACCATCTGAGGTAGAACCAGTACCCCAAGGTGCCTTGACGAGAGACGTGTCCGGGATAAGGATCATGTGCGGACGATCCCAGGCGCTCGGACCGATGTTTCGCCAGTAGTCGAACCCCGCTACACGCCACTGGACACCCCAAATGGTCCAGTAGTCGCCCACGTAGATACCCTTGAAGGTACCATTTCGAATAGCCGCCTGCTGATCTGTCGACAGAGTCGTGCCAAGGTGGTCACCACGCCAAATCGAGTTGTGGATACCGGCGTTACCCTGGTCCAGCATCTCGTAGATTGTGTTGCGGTTACTCATCTTGGTGTTGATATTGTTGATATCCCCAACCCAAGAGTTAAGAGCCTTAACTGTCCGCTCAAGTTTGTCCTTGGTGGCGTTCATGTCTGTCTTGAGGTTAGCAATATCGACGTTAACGTTTCCGCCAGCAGCCTTATTCAGAGCATCTCGAACGGAGGCGAACCATGTATCGAACTTCGACTGAAGTTGGTTCTGAAGTCCATCGACATTCACTGTCATATTCGGTCCAGAGACCCAGGGGCAGGTGGATGTTCCTGCCAGGTTGGTGATCTCAGCATTGGAGATGCTTGTGGCACCACCATACACATCAACTATAGCGATCGGTAGATAGCTATAGCCAGACCAAGACGGGAGCGGTGGAGGCTTTACCTGAGGACCCTTGGGGGCCGGAGTTCCAGGGATAGTGGTAACCGACCCAGCTCGAGCGCTGGCGTTATTATTGACCAGAAGACAAATATAGTCCTTTCGGTCATAGCTCGGGTGAGCGGGTGAGATATTCACCGTCTCGAAGCTGGTGAGCTCGATGTACTTACTCCCAACCCAAGCCTTGCCAGTGTCGATTCGAACGGACATGCCGTTTCGGTTCGAGGTACAGAGGAACTGGTTCCCCACGTTGGCAAATACGCCCTGCTGGATGACCCCATTTAGAAGTCGTCCAAAGTCTTCGGCGTCATATTTTCGGTCGCCGTTTACCGAGTTATAGAACCCGGATACAATTGCCATTACCTGCTCCTAATCGCTCGGTATACGGATTCACTGTTACGCTCAACGCTAACCCTGCTACCCTCACCAGACCACTTCTCAGCATAACCGGTGAAAGAGGGTTGAAGTGTGTAGCCCGAGGAGTCCCAAGACTCGGTTACCTCGGTGAGCTGGAGGTCAATTCGCCTTTGCTCGGCGTACTTCTCCCAGTTGATGGTGCCATCTGGCATACGCATCTGCTGCCGAAGGTTAATACCGGGATCCGGAATATAACGAACTACGTCCCCCACAAAGAGGTCCCGTCTGTACTTAATATTAGCGCCAAAGCTATCGAGTTTAGCGCTGTACTGCATTACAGGTGTATACTCTCCAGCCTTATCGGCAGCTACATAGATCGGGTAGTAGGGGTTAGAGTAGTCGTATGCATTCTTCTTATGTACATCCCGGTCGTTCTTCTTCGAGTCCTTGTCGTTAGGATCTAGGACCTTATGGTCTGCCGTATTATTCCATAAGACCTCTCGTCGAAGCATAGGGATCTCATTACGAACCTCTAGGACGTTGGTCCGTGACTTACCATTTTGAGGCTTCTTACCATCAACCTCGTAGTGGTCATATACCTCGATGATATGCGAGTACTTCTTACGGTTAGACCATACATACTCGAAGTCCGTGAAGTCGTCATCTGAGGGAGAGAGTACCAAAGGCTCGATGAGAAATGGTGCCTCGAAGTCGACCCAGAAGCCACTATTTCTCATTCGGACCCGGTAGAACATGGAGAAACCATTAGGCTTCGTCATATCCAAGAATCTACGAACGTGCTTCACAATGTGATCCCGGTTCAGGGTAAGACCAACGGTCTCATCCCAGTCACCGTCGAAATCCGCCATATTAACGCGAATCCAGGAGTTAACGTCTAGCTCTCGGTGGACGTTAAAACCCGGAATACGACGTCGAGCGGATGCCCCAGACCCGAAGTTGTTGTGGAGAATAGTCTCAAGATACAGCTGAGTCTCAAGCCACCTCGTATCGGGGATCTGAAGAGGAATCTTGTCCTCATTAATCCGCCACTCGAGCATCGTCTCGAGACTACGCCCAGAATACTCCTGTAGATACTTACCTGAGGCTAGTTGAGTTGCGTGAATGTCCTCACAGATCATTACGAAATCCGAGTCATCACGCATCCACATAGAATATGTACCGAACTTAGGCTCAATAGTATCAGATACGATTTGGAGCTTGAAGTCGCCATAGTCATGCGATCTCTCGGACCATGATAGGGAGATGAAATCCTCGATCTCAACCCAAGGCTGCATGTTCTCATTTGGAGTCGACCTAGGTCCACCATTAATGTTACCACTTGAGAATAGACGCATCAGACCCCCCTGTACTGAGGCTCGTACTCGACGGTCATCTCGACTAGCTCACCAGTAGCGGTGTATCCAAATGCTGTTTGGTACTCGATAGCAAAGTCGTTAATACCGGGGTATACATACATCCAGGTACTATCCCAAGACTGCACACCATATGCTGCAGAATATAGGTTCTGAGAGTTAATGTGTGTGATGGATCGACGTCCCTCTCGAGAGTCGATGATGAGTCGTTCTGTAGCGTAGAATGGCTGAGGCTTGGAGAAGCGCATCTGCTCGTTCGCCGCATTGTTCATGATCCGGAGGTTCTTGACATCACCGTTAAAGGTCAACGTAATGAGCGCTCCAGTCTTAATATCTCCAAGATTGGTGATTCGCTTAGAACGACCCCAACCAATCTTACCGAAGATAATGTCCGGCGGAGGAGCATCAGAGTGGAATGGGAACTCGAACATGGGTTCCTCAGCAGTTCGACCAGATACAATCTCCCTAACCGAGGAAAGTGCCGACCAATACGGCGACAGTGAGATCAGTGAGATGTTCATCTCGACCTGCTCGGCAAAGATGTCTGTATCACAAGCCTCGACATAGAACCGAGCCTTAACTCGACGTCGATCAGTTTCTACCTCAAGTGAGAGTTCCCCACCCACGATGAAGTAGTTGTAGATCTTCTGTCTAATACGCTCGATGTCGTCCCCAAAGGGGACCAGAGTCATCGTGACATTACGCCTCGTGAGCCTGGCCCCCTTCAGGTAAGACCGGTTACCCACACCCATGTATTCCATCGAGATCTCACCCTTAGTTGGGCCAAGACCATCGATATCCTTAATCACGACCTCCTGTGCCCAGGGGTCAGTGAGCGAAAGTGTCATTCGATCATACCCATCTGGGTCGATCGTGATTGATCGAATCATGCGTTGAGTAGCCTCCTTGCTCTTGCGAGCTGGTTGTGTGTCTGCCGGTAGATCTCGGCCTCGCTGAGTGCCTCCGGAGAGTAGTTGTTCTGGTTGAACGTGATCTGGGTCGGGCTCTGGTCAGTGGTGACATTAGTGTCCTCTAGCTGAACCTTAGGCCTTGCCCCGTTGGCCAATCCCGCTGAGATACCCAGACTTCCACCGATTCCACCAAGAGCTTGCGCCTGCTTGGTAAGCTCCTCAAGGTTGAGGACTGGTGCAATCTCGGGTCGGAAAGCGGGATCATCCTCGAACATATCGTTGATCTTGTCGAGGGGTTCCTTCATGGCGTCGTAGGCTCCCTGACCGAGACTCTTACCGGCATCGCCGATAGTCCCCTCTTTGTCCTTAAGACCCAGGATCATACCATCGCCAACATAATGAGCCAGCTGTCGCATCAGTCGAGAAGGTGAGTGAATTCCGAAGAATTCCTTCATCTTGTCGTAGCCGTTGCTAGCAGCATTGACCAGGCTCTCACCAATCTTCCAGGCCTTATCAGCCAGACCAAAGGTGACACCGTCGATAATAGCCCAAGCGATATCGAGACCAGCCTGGCGAATCCTTGCGTTGTACTTCCTAATAGTATTAGCAATACCCTCAAGGAATGTCAGGATCAGATTGCCAGCGGCATCTAGAATCCTGGGAAGCTGCTCAGAGATACCGTTAAGGAAGTTGACAATCAGGTCAGCGCCAGCCCTAATGATGGCTGGAAGACCGTCAGCAATACCCTGTAGGAACTTCGCAATGATGTTAGCAGCCTTGTTGCCGAACTCGTAGGCATGGTTATCGAGCTCGGTAAGGAGCGCAGAGATCAGAGTGAAGAGTGCCGCGACGACCAGAGGCGTATTGATGATAATCGCTTCGATAATAGCCTGTAGGATGTTTGAGAAGGCTGTAACCAACTCAGGAGTCCTCGCTGCGATCGTAACGATGAAGTTCATCAACGCATTAGCTAGATCCGTAGCCAGCTGTGGGAGTAAAGCACTAAGCATTTTGATTCCCTCAGCAAGGACTAGGAATGCTGCTGAACCAGTGGTGGCCAGGATACCAAGCATTACAGCAAATGCCGCCATACCGATCGAAATCGGGATCAGAGCAATACCAAGCGCTAGTAGTGCAACAGTAAGCAGGATGATACCAGGTGCAACCATCTGTGCAACGAATGCCGCTGCAAGGAAGATGGCGAATCCAGCAGCCATAGCCACCAGACCAACTGCGAGACCAGCCCAAGAGATACTTGAGAGGGTCTGCATCGCATTTGCGAATGGAACCAAGGCGACGGCCATGATACCGAGTGCGACTGCACCACCAATTGAGTTACTGGCAACCAGCATAGCAACACATAGGATCGTCAACCCTGCAGCCAGAGCCACCATACCCTGTACGAGCTTACCTAATGGCATATCGCCAAAGATCGACACTACTCCAACTAGAATCAACAATGCTACAGACATTGCAAGGATCGGAGCAGCACCAATACCAGCACCTCGAGCAGCGATCGTCATGGCTACCACAAGTGCAGCGATGACCACACCGAGTGCCAGAACACCCTGGACAAGCTTCCCAGTATCCATCGAACCTAGAAGCCAGATAGCGCTCACAAGGATCGTACAAGAGATAGCCAGAGACAGCAGCACTCCAGCGCCGCTAGCCATGTTGGGGTTCTTTGTAACGACGAACATAAACCCTGCAAGCGCAGCGATAATCACACCAAGACCGATGATACCCTGAAGAGCGACGGCCATAGGTAGCGAACCAAGGATGGCTACTGCTGTTGCTAGAATTACCATCGATGCAGCCAGAGACATGAAAACCCGACCACCCTCAGGGGCATTCTTGTTGGCGCTGATTGAGTAAAGCATACCCGTAAGATAGGTGATCAGTACACCAAGAGTGATAACACCCTGTAGAGCAGCTTCCGGCTTCATCTTACCCATAATAGCAATGGCTGAAGCCAGCAGAATCATGGTTACACCAAGTGAAATCAGAACTGGCGTCAGTTTCCAGATCCCATCGGTATTAACATCATCCAAGGCCTTCATAGCGTCAGTCAACAGATAGACGACCACACCAAGAGCCCCGATACTCTGCATAAGCTTGGGGAATGGAACTAGGGCCATTACCACAAGTGCTGCAGCCAGAAGTAGCAGCGCGATTGCAATCTTCTGCAGCGCCTCAGTCTTGATCTTGGTCTCAAATGCACTAAGGACATCCCCGAGTTTATCGAACGTCTCGCCTATCTTATCAGCGAGATTTCCGATCTTGTCGAAGTTATCCTTGAACGCCTTAATCCAGGTTGTGATAGCATATAGAACACCACCACCCATAGCCGTCACAAGAATCTTGCCCATGTCATAAGACTTTAGGTTCTCGTTCGCCTTACCAAGGGCTTCGCCGATAGAACCGAAGGCCTTAGAGGCCCCCTGCTTAATAGCAGGACCAAGTGTCTGAGTAAAGAAGTTCTTGAACTCGATCAGCTTCTGCTTCACAGTCTCGAACAGCTCAGGAAGATGGAGCGTATTGGCCATACGCTTGATATCATCTAACCATTTTGACAGGAAATTCTGTTTTGCAGCGTTGCCTGCCTGAGCCGCAGCTGTGGCCGTTTTGTTTCCCATATCAGAGACAGCGTTGCCGACTTCGGTGGCCTTGCTTTTAACGTCAGACTGACCATTGATCCAGTCCTGGAAGGAGTGCGCCAGATCCGAGACCTTGTCTCCGACCTTAGCCATTCCATTACCGAATTTATCCCAAACAGCAGAGTTCTTGATCTTGTCGAACAGCGCAGAGATAGCGGCCCCGAGCTCGTTCAGCTTATTAGCAAGCCACTCGGCCTTACCAGAGATGTCCAGTTTCAGAGCAAACTTCTCAAGTAGAATCATGACCGCTTCAAGAATACCCTGAAACCCGGTCAGTCCATTCACATTGAATCCCGCGAAGAAGTTGGATACTGCAGCCTTGGTAGAGGCCAGCTTAGAACCAAGTTTAGCTCCGACTTTATCACCGAAGTCCTGGATAGCTGCCTTGACTCCGACGAACGCCTCTTTGACCTTATCAATACCAGCTGCGAATGTCTGGAACACCGGAGACGCCTTAAGGGCAGTCATGATTGTTCCTAGTGCTCCAGAAAGTCCGCCTACAGCATCCGAAGCAGCCTTAACTCGTCCGCCGATGTCGAGCCACTTGAAGAACGACTGCAGACCACCAACAATCCATCGGATAACAGCACCGAGGAGGTTGATCGGAGGAATCAGGATCTTAAGTGCGATACCAGAGAGGTTTAACTTCTGAATCAGGTTCGAGAGCCAAACGACGAAGTCTCCAATGGTGGCTGTAACAGCAAGAATACCGCCACTTGTTCCGGTAATAGCCGGGTAGAGGGCATTCAGGATAGCCATAGCCACATAGAAGACTGTTTTACCAAGTTCAACGAACGGGTACAGGACAATCTTCACTGCAGCAAAGAGACCAGCAAAGGTTCTCTGGATCTTATTGGCCGTGTTCTCGGTGACTGACAAATATGACATCAGTACGCCGAAGTGGAAGGTCAGCCTTGTGATGAGGACTGCCGTATTTCCACCGAAGACCGAGTTGAAGGCCTTACCGATAGAGCTCAGAACCTGCCAGATGTTCTCGAACGCAAAGCCGAGGGCTCGAATCAGTGCCTCTCGACCGCCGAACGATCGCCACAGCTGGAGGGTGTTGTTTCGAGCATCGCTCATCTTGTTGATGAGATCGCCGACCCAGTTACCGACCGAGGTAAATAGGCTCTGGGCCTCACCGAAGTCACCGAAGATCAGCTGCCAGGTCTTAGACCATCCGGAACCAAGGGCCTCGCCCCAGGTACCTATCATCTGGGTAAAAGTTCGGATCTGGGTAGCCGAGTCGAGACCAGCCTGAGCAAGCTTCTTCATCTGAGCAGCCTGCTCTTCCGAGTAACCCATCTGCTTGAGTTGCTCCTCAGAGAGATCGCCAGTCATAGCCTTCAGGGTCTCGGTCATGATCTCAGCCGAGAGCCAGCCTTCCTGAAGAGAAAGTCGGAAGCTGCCGTTCTTAGCGATCATCTCGTCGACTGCAACACCATGCATCCTGGCGGTGGTCATGATGGCTTCCTGGAACTGCTTACCGCCGATACCGGCGTTCTCGATAGACATCCAGTCCTGGAGCTTAACGACGCCAGAACTCATAGCCTGAGCAAGCTGTCGAGTAGCACCCGCAGCCTGCTGGGCATTTGCCCCAGAGAGGGCTGCCATGTTAGAGAAACCCTTAACAGCAGCAGTAGCGTCTTCCAGACCAACACCGGCAACTGTGAAGGTACCAATTGAGTTGGTCATCTCGGTGAAGTTGTAGATGGTCTTGTCTGCATAGGCGTTAAGCTCATCGAGTGCTGAGTTAACCTGAGACAGAGTGGTACCATTTTGAGCCGTATTAGCAAGAATGGTCTGGACTGAGTTAATCTGGGTCTCGTACTCGGCGAAACCGTCTTTCATAACCTGGAAGAAGCCGGTTACGATCTTAGACCCTGCCGCAACCGCCGCTCCGGCAATTCCGCCAAAAGCGGCGATACCTAGTCCTTGCGAAACGGTAAGATTTCGTCCAACCTCGAGCGCTTTATTGGCTAAATCGCCGAAAGTTGTGTTTCTCGCAATCTCAGAGATGCGAGAAAGTCCACTTGCAGAGCTACCAACGCTCCCAAGTGAGTTTTTAAGCTTATCCATGCTCGCCGCAGACTCTTGAATAGCGCTGACGAACTGTTTGTTGTTGAGTTTGAGCGAGACTACTCGCTCGTCAATGGTTGCCACTACCTAGTGACCTCCTTCCAGGCCTTCTGTGCGATCTTGTCGAAGACCGGCCTGATTGCCGGATTGATGTAGTCTCGCCCGGCGACGTACCCCCCACTCCGGGGGCCGTGGCCCGGTTGTAGAATTACCGGCCACTTTACGC